GAGCAAAATGTTTATACTTCTTTTGTTTGTAATACATATTATGAATCATTATGTAAGTATATTTTAATGGTTAAAGAGCATGTAAAATATAGAGAAGAGGTGGGTAAGTACAAATGAAAATTGTGGTGTATACGGACGGTGCATGTAAAGGTAATCCGGGATCCGGAGGTTGGGCTTATGTATGTTTGTTTAACGGTAAGCCTCACATGATAGCAAGCGGGCATAAGGATGATACGACAAATAATTGTATGGAATTAACTGCAATTTACAAAGCATTAAATTATATAAAAAAATATAACGGTGTGTACCATTTTAATATTGAGTATTTCTTTATTTGTTCAGATTCTGCGTATTGTATAAATGCAATAAACCAAAATTGGATCGAAAACTGGAAAAGAAATGGCTGGAAAACTAATAAAAATATTGAGATAAAGAATAAGGATATTTGGGAAAAGGTTTACAATCTGTTGAAAGAATTTGGAAATGTTAAGTTTGTAAAAGTTAAGGCGCATAATGGTGTTAAATGGAATGAGATTGCAGACAAGAAAGCAAGTGAAGCTGCAATATATGGTGCTTGAAAGTATTTACTTTTCCAAGTTAGAAGGTTTGTAATATGCTTTATTCGATGAAGATAAAAAGCTTTGTTTTTAGTGGGTATAATAAAAAGGATGCGTACTTAAAAGGTTGTAAAAAACTTGCAAAGTTTATAGCAAATCCAAAATATAAAAATATAACATTAAAAGTGGAAGAAAAGGATAATAATGTTTTTATTTTTACCCTGTTTTCATCCATAGATATTGGAAGAGAAGTATCAGAATATTGCAAAATGTGTAAGAATTTTCATTGTTCATTTTATGTTAATGAGGAATATAATTGCTCTAGGTGTAACTTAAAAAATTGCATGAAAAGGATAAAAGAAAAAGTGGGTGTAAGTAAGATGTATTATAATAGCATTATTAAAAAGGAGTAATATCGTAGTGGGTCGAAGAGCTATAGATTATGATGTATATACAACGGAAGAATTGCTTAATATGAGCCACGAAGATGCGGTAGAGGGGTTAACAGAAAAGCAAATAAAATTCTGTGAAGTTTATGTGTTGAATTACAATATCTCTATTGCTCTTCGAAAAGCTGGGTATGAAAGCGAAACATCCGGTGCAGCTTATAGAATAAGGCAGAAACCGGGATGTAAGCGGTATATACAATGGTTAAAAGCAAGGATGCTGCATGATACTTTGGTAACTGGTGCAGATATCATAAATCAATGGATAAAAATTGCTTTTGCAGATATGACAGATTTTGTAGATGTTAATAAGTTTGGTATAGCCTTAAAACCTGTCAGGGAAATGGACGGGCAGCTTGTTAAGTCGATAAAATCTGGTCGTGATGGAATAAGCATAGAATTGTATGATAAGCTTAAGGCTTTGGACAGCCTTGCAAAATATACAGATGATATGCCAAAGGACTATAAGCAGAGGATTGAAGAAAGAAAGCTTGAGCTGCTTGAGCAGGAATTTGAGCTTAAGAAATCCATTTATGATATGGAGAATAAGGCAGAAGAGGATGACGGGTTTGTTGAAGCCCTTAAGGAAAGTGCAAAAGTTGTTTGGGAGAAAAATTAATATATAAAAATGAAAGGGAAATTGCAAAATGAACACGAAAGAACAGTATTTACAAGCAAGAATACAAAAGGGTATGAATAATGAAGAAATTGCAAAGGCTTATGGTGTTAAATTAAAAACTGTAACTAATGCAATTGGATCCTATAAAAAATATTTGAAAGGTGTGCAAAATAAAATGGAAAAAGAATTTGAATTTGTTGAAGAAGCAGAAGCAGTTGAAGCAGTTCAGGAGGCAAACGAGGTAATTGAGCCTATTTATTGTAATTGCGTAGATTGTGGAGAAGAGTTTGTTGTAACTCCTGTTGAAATTAAATTTTACAATCGTTTGGGATATGCTATGCCTAAAAGATGTGAAAGCTGCAGAAAGAAAAAGAAGGTAGTCCATAAATTTAAGTGTATTGATTGTGGAGCAGAATTTACAATGAGTGAATCTGAGATTGAATTTTATAATAAGAATAATTTGTTTCTTCCGGTTAGATGTAAACAGTGTAGAGAGTTTAAGAAGGAAAGAAATAATAAGTGATGTATAAATTGGTAAGCCGGGATTTTTCCCGGCTATACCTGCATAATAAGGAGGATTAAAAATGCACGATATTGATGAAATGATCTATGCAGATCCAATTGACTGTAAAGAGCATAGCACAAAATGAGTAACAATAGTTGTCAGAGTTTCCAGTTATGTTGGGATTGTAAAAATGCAACGAATAGGTTTGCTTGCCCTTGGGTGGAAGATTTTTCTCCCGTAGAGGGATGGGTAGCAAAGAAATCAAAAAGAAGGTATAACTTAAACGATTACGATTCATTTGAAATTATAGAGTGTCCTTTGTTTGAGAGGGGATAAAAATGATAAATCAATTGCAAAGTTTTTTGTTTACATGTGATGTTGAGGGTTGTAATAGTTCGCAAGAGGTAAAAACATTTGATATATTACATGCAGTTAAATTGCAAACAATCCGTGGATGGGAAATAAATTTAGAAAATTGTAAATGTAAATGCAGATTATGTGTGCAAAGGGAGAAAGAAGAAAATGGAATGGAAAATAAAGTTGAAGGTTAATAATAGAGAATATATAACTGTTTATTCATATAAGGGCTCAGAAAGAAAAAGTGCAATAGAAGATGCAATAAAACAATGTATTAATTATGTTAGTTATGAAATAAAAAGAATAGAAATAATCTCGTGTGAAGGTATGAATTTTTGGTGTACTTCGTGAATGGAAGGAGGTGTGAATATTGTCTATAAAATATGTTGCTTTTAGTAAAAAGCAGCTACAATTATTAACATGGTGGACGGAAGAAAGTCCATACCATGATGCAAATGGTGTAATTGCTGAGGGTGCGATCAGAGCAGGTAAAACCGTAATAATGGGTTTAAGTTTTGTTTTGTGGTCAATGCAAAAAACCAATGAGGTAAATTATGCAATATGTGGTAAAACTGTTGCAAGTACACGTAGAAATATAATTGAGCCATTAATAGAAATGCTGCGGAAAAGGAAATACAAAGTAATAGATAGAAAAACAGATGGTAAGCTAGTAATAATAAAGGATGGAAAGGTAAATAATTATTATATATTCGGTGGTAAGGATGAGGGATCTGCAGCTTTAATACAAGGTATAACGTTAGGTGGAGTATTATTCGATGAGGTTGCATTAATGCCAAGATCTTTTGTTGAGCAGGCAATTGCGCGTTGCTCTATAGATGGTTCTAAATATTGGTTTAACTGCAATCCGGAAAGCCCCCAGCATTGGTTTTATTTAGAGCATATAAAAAAAGCAAATGAGCATAAATATTTAAGGATTCATTTTTGTTTAGAGGATAATCCATCATTAAGCCAAGAAAGAATAGATAATTATAAGTCACTATATACAGGTATATTCTATAAAAGGTTTATATTAGGTGAATGGTCTTTTGCAAATGGTATAATATATGATATGGTAACTGATGATAATTTCTATAATAATAGTGATAAAGAAAAAGAAGTTCCTATCAAGATATTAGAAAATGATATAAAGCCTTTTTATGGTGTGGATTTTGGAACAGCTAATCCTCAAGTGTATTTAGAAGTATATAAATATATAGATTACTCTAAAAAGAAGCTTTGTTTCTACGTAGAAAATGAGTATTATTGGGATAGTAGAAAGATGTTAAAGCAGAAAACAACAGAAGAATATGTAAGTGATTTTAATGGATGGTGTAAGGAGTTTGTATGTTTGTTTGTGGATCCAAGTGCAACTCCATTAAAAGCAGCACATAGAAAGTATGGACATAATGTAGTAAATGCTAAGAATGATGTTGCTGAAGGTATAATAGGGTTAAGTACATTGTTCGCAAATAATATGATTAAGGTAAATAAGGATAATTGCCCAAACCTTTGTATGGAATTGGGTTCATATAGATGGAATGAGAAAAAGCTAGATAACGGGAAAGAAGAGGTATTAAAAGAGAATGACCATTGTTGTGATGCATTAAGGTATGCTATAATGACAAGTACACCTTTATCTGTTATTAATGCTTTTGTAGGAGGGATTAGTTGATGGGAGTGTTAGTTAGATTATATTATGTTGCTGTTTGTTTGGCGAATGATATGAAACATATACACACTCATATTAAAGGCAGAAAGTTTGACATGATCCATAATATATGCAATGAGTATTACGAAAAGGCAAGTAAGGATGCAGATGATTTAGTAGAATTAGCAATTGAGTATGATGAATCTGTAATGAACGCAAGCTATGCTGCAGAGTTGATAAAATATAAGCCAGCAAACTTAAAAGCATATAATTATGAAGAGGCAATAAATACAGTTTATAATAGCATTAGTTATTATGTTGAAGAGTTGGAAAATGCTCTTGCAACAAATTTAGATTCTGATGTTGAGAATTTAATACAAGAATATTTAAGATATTGGAAGAAGGAAAATAATTACAAGAATAAGGCAAGAATGGAGGTGTAAGAGTGAGCAAGAAAAAGCGCAAGAAGGTTGCTGCGCAAGATAGTGTTTATAAAGCTCCAACAGAATCAACCGGCTTTGTTAATACAATGGATGAGGTAATAAGCGTAAAACGTGCATTAGATGGATACTCTAATGTTCCTGCAAATTTAGGTGCTGGATCTAATAACTTGGCACAAACTGCAAGCTATGTAATGGAGCGTTTTACATGGGATTATTATACTCTTAATATCCTGTTTAGAGATAACTGGATTGCAAAGGCAATAATCGAAAAGCCAGCCAACGAAATGCTTAAAAATGGGTTTAATATTAATTCTCAGATAGAGCCTGATAAAATAGATAAAATAATGAATACGTGGAAAAGAACAGGCACAAATGGAAAGTTTTTGAAATGCTTAAAATGGGCACGTTTATATGGTGGATGTCTGTTAATACCTATGATCGAAAATCAGGGAGATTTGTCGCAGCCTCTTGATTATGATTCAATAATGCCAGATAGTTATAAAGGTTGTTTTACGATTGATAGATGGTCTGGGGTATCTCCGTCAATTGAGCTTGTTGAGGATATAACAGATACTGATTTTGGACAGCCTAAATATTATGATGTAAGCGATAATACAACCGGAAAAACATTTAGGATACACCACTCTCGTGTTATTAAAATGATCGGCAGGGAAATGCCTTACTGGGAAGAAATTGCAGAAACATATTGGGGTGCATCTGAGCTTGAGCATGTATATACCGAACTCAAGAAACGTGATGATACATCTGCAAATATTTCGTTTTTAATTTTCTTGGCAAATATTCGTGTGTTTAAGATGGAAGGTATGGCTCAAATGCTTTCTATTGGCGATCAGCAGGCAGCGCAGCGTGTTTACGAAACGATGAAAAGTATGAACCATTTAATGTGTAACACTGGTACTCTTGCAATTGACAAGGAAGAGGATTTTGCAATGCATGGTTACAGTTTTACGGGGATAAATGATGTGTATGAGAGCTTTATGCTGGATATATCTGGTGCTGCAGAAATTCCTGTTGATAAGCTTTTTGGTAGATCTCCTTCTGGTTTTAACTCTGGTGCAGAAACTCTCCAAAACTATTATGATACAATAGACGAAAAGAGAGAAACTTATGTGTTAGAGCCTCTTGAAAAACTGATTAGAATTATAACTGTTAGTGCATTAGGTGAGATTCCGGATGATTTGGAAATTTCCTTTAATCCTGTTAGACGGCCATCTGATTTGGAAAAATCTGATATTGCACAGAAAAATGCACAGCCTATATTTGATGCATATGCAGGTGGATTAATTGGTAAAGGTACAGCGCTGAAAGAATTAAAGCAGCAGAGTAGTATAACAGGGTTGTGGACGAATATAACGGACGAAATGATCCAAGATGCGTATGAAGAGGATAAAAGAAAAGAAGAGGAAGAAAGCGAAAATAGAAATGAATTAATGGCAGCTGCTTTAGGGAGTGGTGATAATGTTTTTACGAAAGAAGCAGGTGAATCGCCAATTGACAAAAGCAATAAAAATGCTGGATTCAGTTGAAAATCCACAATATTATGTTAAATTTGCCTATGTTATGGGTGACGAAATAAGAGAAAAAGAAATAGTTGTAAATGCCCCTTCAATAGGTAGAGCAAAGATAAATGCACATAATAAGATGAGGGAATTAGGTTATAAAGGCTTTACGATGAAGGATATTTCTTCTGTTTGAAATTTTTTGAATTATTTTTATAAAAACTATTTACAAATACAAAATAGTGTGTTAAAATACAAGTACAGTAAAGGAAAGAACAAAGGAACTTGAAAAATAGGAGGAAACGAAAATGAAACACGTATGGAAAAGAGTTAAAAATGTATACCTGTTCCCTAAGTATATTAGGGATGATAAAGAGTTTATAATTGAAAGTTCTCCAGCGGGTGTGTTTAATGTTTAGGATAAGAATGGTAGCTTTCTTGCTAAGCTCAAACAGCTTAAAGCTGCTAAACTATTCTGTGATGAATACTAACTTTATGTTTACCCGCTTTGGGGTATTGTAATTTTGAAAGGAAGATTGAAAATGTTAATTAAGTATTTGAGTAAGCAAGATTTTATGGAAGAGATTACAAATAAACTTGATAATAATTTGTATGAATCTATTAAAGAACTTGTTGAAAGTGATATGTTTTCCATTAGAGTTTTCGATCAGTATCAAATTTATGATACGGAAGATATCGTAAGATCAATTAGGAATTGCATTGAAACCAATAAATACAATTTGGATATTAACGTCCAAAATAATGCAGTTTATGTATATAAAATACAGCCGTAAAAAGCTGTATTATGCTCCATTAGCTCAAAGGTAAGAGCCATCGACTTATAATCGATAGATTGTGGTTCAAGTCCACAATGGAGCACCAAAAAATAAAAATGAAGGGAATAAGAAATAATGGAAAGAGTTAGCTTGAAAGAAAAAATGTTAAAAGAAGGAAAGTTCCTAATTGATAATACGTTTACAACAGATAGAGGTATTTATAGAGTGCGTATTATTTTGTTTGAAGGGAATTTGTTCTTCCATAAAATGAAAAATGGCGAAATTGTAGAAGTACAAAACATAAATAAACTTGTTAATAAGTAAGGTGTTAAAAATGAGAAAAAGAGAAAGTATTATATTATTGGTAACTTTTGTTATTGTGTTTGCTTTGGCAAGCTGTGTATATGGAACTGCTTATGCAGGAGAGTATAATAAACAGAAGCAAGCTGAATCGGAGATCGAATTGGTAGTAATTCCGGCAACTCCAATTGAGGCACCCCATGTGGAAGTAGAAGTTGAAGAAGATCCAGAACTTGTATTTGAATCCTTTGTTGCAACCGCTTATTGCTCTTGCGAAAAGTGTTGTGGGGTATGGGTTGCGGGAAGAACTGGTGCAGTAGTTGGATCGACAGGACGTGAATTAATTCCGCAATATAGCGTTGCTGTGGATCCGGATGTAATCCCTTATGGTTCAATCCTTGTTGATAGCAAAGGAAATGAATACAGAGCAGATGATTGTGGTGGAGCAATTAAGGGTAATCATATTGATATTTATTTTAGTTCCCATGAAGAGGCATTAAACTGGGGTAGGCAAAATATAGAGTTAGCTATAAAGCAGTAAGGGCTGCATGGTGTTATGAGGTACAATAAGTGGAAAACAGGCTTAAACATAGAAAGGGAATTTCTAAAAAGTTTAACATTTTTGAATGATATATTTGGTTTGATATGTAAGAATTATGGAAGCGATAGGGAAGAATATTATAGGAGAATGGTTAATTTTCAAAATACATATCAGTATGAGAATTTTATAAATTCGTCCGTTAAAAGAATGGTTACTGCAGTATCAAACTTGAATATGTCAACTTGGAGAAGGGCATCTAAAAAGGCTACTAAAAATCCTTTGTTTTATCGCGAGTTAATGCGAGAAATAAATGAAGAATTAGAGAATGATATAAATAGTCAAGTAATTGAAAATGCAGCATTAATAAGAACGTTACCCTCTGATGTTGCCAATAAAGTATTATACGATATAAGAGATTATACGTTTGAGGGATACAGGGCATCCGATATATCATCCCTGATAAAGGAAAAAACAGATAAACATGCAAAAGCGAGTGAGAGGTTAATAGCTCGTACTGAGGTAAGTAAAACAACTACTGCATTAACAAAGGTAAGATCCGAAAATTTAGGAATTAATTGGTATGTATGGCGTACTGTCTTGGATGGTTTGAGAGTAAGAAAATCACACCGTATAATGGAGGGTGTATTGGTAAATTGGAATATGCCTCCATCACCCGAAAGGCTTGCTGGTGAGAAAGATGTTGGAAATTACCATGCAGGTAATATTTGGAATTGTAGGTGCTATCCAGAACCATTAATTTCCGTTGATGATATAAAATGGCCTCATAAAATATATATAAACGGAAGAATTGAGAGTATAAGAAAAAAAGAATTTGAAAAAATTTTATAAAAGGTATTTACAAATGCTTATTTTGGTGTTATAATATAGATACAAACAAGGGGAACAATAAAACTTGTAAATTTAAGGAGGAAATTAAAATGAAAAAGGTAGAAAACACTAAGATGAATGAAGAAGTTAAAGAGTATTGGGAAAATGTTTTGAAGGATGAAAATACAAGTGATAAATTCAAAGAATTTGTTGGGTTTATGCTTTATGTGGCAGATAATAGCAAGTAAAAAATGAAGGGTAATATTTACAAAGGATATTTTGATAATGAAAGTGAATTATCTCATAAATTTTCTTGTTGGCCGAATAACCATAATGGATGGTCAAAAATGAAAAAGTTAAATAAGAAGGTAGCAAGAAAGCGTATTAAAAGGGATTGTAAAAAATATGAATATGGTTAGGGGGATAAAAAGTTGTGAATACTGTACTTTTGTCGTCAAAGAAAATGGATTGGTGTACTCCGGTAGACTTTTTTAATAAATTAAATAAAAAATTTCATTTTGTGCTTGATTCTGCGGCTACTGATAAGACAGCAAAATGTTCTCTATATTA